ATCTCCATAACAAATAGCGTTAGCGTTTATCTAGACGGATTTATTCAAACAGTCGGGGGTGAAAATGATTACACAATATCTACAGCAACAATCACGTTCACGACTGCTCCAGCGAAAGGACAGACGGTAACTGTATCGTATATAAAATAGACGAGGGCATAAAAAAAAGTACAGAATATATAAGGGAGAGATATTAATATGAAAAACATTCTTTACGTACTGATCCTAACATTACTCACTACATCTGCATTCGCTAGTCGAAAGATTCAAAACGAAGACGTTAAGACTCTTAGCGACATAACAGGTGCAGGCGGTACAGTCTCACAATTAATCAATGATACAAAAATTTATGTATCCGCAAACGGTATCAACAAACAACTCTCCAGCGCAATCACTGCCGGACAGATAGGAGGCGGAGGTAGCGGATCAGTAAATTACTTAACCGCATATACTGCAAGTACTTCAGGCGGATCAGCTAACACTGGTAACGGTGACTTCGAGTTAGGATCAACAACAGGTTGGTCTCTTGCTCACGTAGCATTCTCTACAGCGAATGGTTACTTTCTTCCTACAGGTGTTGCTACAGCAGGGAGTGCATTCAGTTCTAGCTCAGGTGGGACATCGGCGAATGCTAACCTATCACTTACAGCAACAACAACTACACCTCTTCAGAAGTCATATTCCGGCAATCTAGTGTCATCTACAGCATCAACTCAAGGTGACTTATTAGTCTCTAATGCTTTCTATATAGACTCTGCTGATCAAGCAAAAATGATGACCGTGAGTTTTTCTTATCAAGCAATGAGTGGGACTTTTGACTTCTCAGGTACAAGCACAAATACATTTGCAGTATGGGTTTACGATGTAACAAATGCTCAATGGATTATGCCAGCAGGTGCTTATAACACTGTTCAAAGAACTGGGATTGGTAAGGCCACACAGATAACATTTCAAACAACATCTAATAGTACTCAATATCAATTAGCTCTAATAAATATAAATGCTACTGCGGGAGCGTATTCATTTTATGTAGATAACTTCTCAGTAGGTCCTCAAGTACAAGTGAGTGGTCCAGCGATGACTGACTGGGTTGCTTATACTCCAACATTCACAGGATTCGGTACACCATCGAATGTATATTTTTATTCCAGGAGAGTTGGTGACAAGTTAGAAGTAATGGGATCTTTTGAAACAGGTACTACAACAGGGAGTGTTGCATCATTCACTTTAGGATATGCAGGAGGCAATGCAAACGTATCAACTGATATTACAAAAATTCCAGCAGTCGCATCTGGAATGAACGTTCAAGTTGGATCATATTCATACAATGTGACTTCCCCAAGTAATCCAATATTAGCTAGTGGTCAAACAACTCAGAACGCACTTTACTTTGGAGTTGTTACTGCAAGTAATCCTATAGCACCAGCAACGGGTTCTTCTGTATCAGGTGCAGGAAATTATATTTCATTTTTTGCATCTGTTCCAATCGTAGGTTGGTCTTCAAACTCTGCAATGTCTAGTGACACTGATACTAAAGTTATTGCTTCTAATTATTATTCAACAGCGACTCCCACATTATCTGGTGGCGGAGTTTTAATCAATTTTGATACAAAAGTTTTTGATCAATCCGCAGCAGTTACAACGGGTGGAAGTTGGAAGTATGTAGCACCTACAAGTGGATTCTATAGTATAAATTCTCAAATAGTCGCCGACTCTGCTACCACGCAGGATTCTTTAGAAGTAGATCTGTACAAGAATGGAGTCTATACAAATATTAGAGGACTTACATTCAGACCAGCGACTGCTACTAATCAGAGATACGTTGCAGTATTGAATACAGGAATTCAATTAAATGCTGGAGACTACATACAGATATATGCAAGTTCCGCTACTGGGAACAGGACATTATCTGGTATAGGTGAAGACAATTATATTTACGTAAATCGATTGTCAGGTCCTGCTGTTGTTACTGCAAATGAAAAAGTAAGTTGTAGATATGCAGGAAATTCAGGACAGTCATTATCTTCATCTTCAATCATAATGGTAACCCCAACAAAACAATGGGATAGTCACGGGATTTATAACACTTCCACTGGAGTAATAACTCTACCAAGAACTGGTAAGTTTCAAATAGCTGCTAGTTCATGGGTACAAACAACGGCCACAAGTGGCGGTCAAAATTTGGCAATGGAAGTTCATACTGGAAGTGTTGCGAACTCTGGAACAATACTTGGTTATACTAGAGACTTTGTTACGAGTGGTGCTTATCCAAATATATATCCAGTTATTGCTAATGTTTCAGGAAATGCGGGAGATACATTCACTGTTCAAATTTGGTCAGATATAGGTTCTTCGAGGAGTATTTATACTGGTGCTTCAGAAACTTGGATTCAAGTAAACAGTATAGATTAATAGGTTTATATGATCATTGAAATATCTGATAGCTCCAAATACAAAAGAATAGATGCTATAAAGATTCAACTAACAATCATTGCAGCATCTGTCTCTGAAGATCACAATGAGATGTCGGAGTTTATCGGTATATCAAGACGCACACTTTCCACATGGATAAATAAATACGAAGAGTTAAGTAAGTTCAAACAAATAAAACCAGAAGCGAAAAACTCGTACTGGAATGATGGTCCTCTGTGGAAAAAGGTAGAGCGATAATGGAAGAGTGGAAAGCATTAATATTAGATACTCTAAAGAAAAGTGATCACTTCCAAGAGATGTTATTAGTAAAGAATGACAGTGATCACAAGATTATCGCAGATAAGTTAGACAAGCTATCCGAAGAGGTAATCATTCTCAAAATTAAAGCAGGCGTATGGGGAGGGATCGCAGGACTAATCGTCTCATGTATCCCTTTCGTACTTTATTTTTTAAAGATTAAGTAATCGTATAACAGGGAGAATTCAAATGTGTGAAGTAAAAAAATCAGAACAAAAAGCATCTGCTAATGTCCAAGTGATTAAAGATGTTGCTCAACTAGTGATTGATGTAATCGCACCATGCATCGCTCAAGCAAAGAAAGATGGTAAATTTAAAGTCAGTGATCTTGCTGCATTCCTTGCATCACCTGATTTTGAAAAAGAATTGCTAAGTGTAATAGCTGAGTTGAAAGATATTCCAGATGAGATAACACATTTATCAGTGACTGATATCATTTCATTGTCACTCTATTTTGTAGGTCTACTTAGAAGACTTTAATCAATATCCCCGCCAATAACATTAGTATCTTTATGCAGTATGCTCAATCTATATGCTTGATCACTCTCCATATCATTTATCTTACCAATGAACACTCTCTTATCAGTATAATCATGACAATCTAAATCATCTGCATTGAAGTCTATATGATTTATACCTAGACGCTCCATTAAATAAACAATAAGCACTTCAGAGTTATCTCTGAAATATTTCTCCCAATATGACTTATACATTTCTCCTCCATAAAAAAAGGGGAGTATAACTCCCCTGTGGACTTATTCTTTATGAGTCCCAATTAAAGGGTCTCATTCTATTTCAACTTCTGCAATGTGCGAGTAAATTTTTCAACCCTATCACACTTAGCTTTTATCATAGCGAAGTTACATCTGCGACAAATAACTACGATCGTACAATTCTCAGGTTTCTTTTTTGTATCCCACATTTTGTAAACAGCGTTACTTTCATTTTTAACTTCATTACAACAAGAGCATCTATACATATTTTTTTTCATTTTATTCCTCACTCGTCTAAGTCTTCTTTTCTCAGACTAGTCTTTACAAAAAACCACACTAACCATGCAGCACTCAATCCAAAGCAAACAATAAAGAATGGTCCTAAATTTATTGCTACATTGAATATAACTGCCTGCCACACATAAAACATTGCTATCATAACATACCCCCTTATTTATTTTTTAATCGGTTCATTCGCATTCTTTTTTCTATTGAAGAGACTTCCCTCTTCCTTTATTGCCATTGATAGATGATTTTCAATGGCCTCTTTAATAAATGCCACCATAGTCACCCCCTTCATCACACATAAAATCTTTACTCTTCTAATCAACTCTGGATCAATTCTTAGTGAAGTTACTTTATTCATACGTACTACTTCCTTTGTTATTAATAAAAAGAGGGGAGTCAACTCTCCCCTCCAATGTTATCTACTTAGACAAGTAATTTTCTAATTCTCTCCATCTCATTAAAGTGATCTTGCCATGCTTGCACAACATCTCGACCACAATGTCTTATAACAAACTCTTTCCAAATTTCTTCACCCTCTTCGTTATAGACACCTTCAGCACTTCTAATCAGACTATTCTCAAGTTTTCTGATTGATTCTAACTGAGCATTTAATCTAGTCTCTTCAACAAGTAATAAAAACTTAACTCGTATACTTACAAAGAATCTGATTATCATTCTAAAAATTCTCATACGTACCTCCCTACACTCTTCCAAACACTTAGGAATATTTAAGTCTGATCTCTCTTACTTTCTCTACGTACTGTCTTCTCGCTTCCTTCTCAACATCATTAAAAAAACCAATCATCGATTCCTCAGTACTATCAGTTCTATAAATCTGAAATAAACAGTCGATATTAATCTTCTCAATCTTTCTCTTTAATATCTCTTTCGCTATCTCAACTTCTACTCGGATAAGTCTATTAAGCATTCTCATGTTGACCTCCTCGTTTGTTTTATACTTAGCATTATACTACAAGCAATCTTGTAAGTCAATAGTATATAACCCATTGTAATCACTATTAAATATCTAGTTTTATTTAAAATTACGGTATGTACTAAACAAACTCTTTTTTCTGATTAAACTAATACTAACTAGGGGGTTCTATGTTTCAACGAATTTTGTCGCTAGTGCTTCCAACGATCATCAAGTCAGTACTCTATTTTATTTATGCTAGAAATAACGAAGTCTTAAAGGAGGAGTATTTTAGATTCTTACATGCTATTGAAGGTGAGCTGGTTATCAGACTTCGCAATCGTAGACATACCGCTCATCTTGAGAAGACTAAAGAAAGTGTGAGGATTGAGAAGATAGAGAAGAGAGTACTTGTAGATGAACTGAAAAATTATAGGGCAGCTTATCAAGAGCTATTGAGTAGAGGTATAGATAAACTATAGGAGAGTTGTATGGAATTACCAAAGAAATACGATAATATTATTGCGACGACCGCAAAGGAATATAACTTTGATCTAATGCTATTACATGCAGTGGTGCTAACTGAGAGTAGTTACAACCCATATAAGATCAAATATGAAGTTAACTACTGTTGGTTGTATAACATCCCTCAACTCTCCAGTGACTGTTATTGTGATTCAGTCACTATGAAGTCAATGCAAATGACATCTTGGGGCCTCTGTCAGATAATGGGTGCTACTGCATACTCACTTGGATTCAAAGGATGGTGTACATATTTGATCGATCCTGAAGAAAATCTTAAGTGGAGTGTAGCTTATCTTAAGTCGCTCATAGTTAAGCAAGGGCTTAAAGATCCATTGGATATTTATGCTGCATACAATGCGGGATCAGTGAGAAAGGTTGATGGTCACTATGTAAATGCTACAGCAGTGAATAACTTCAAAAAGAATTTAGTATTAGTTACAGGGGATAAGTCATGAGGAGAGTCGCACGATTGAGGGCATTATTCTTTATGACTGTATTCTTTATAATGATCAAACTGATTGACTACTGCGGTCAAATTAAAAGTCTCTTCAAAAAGAAATAGGGTTTGTCACAGATACTGAAATTTAAATTTCAATATACGGAAGTCTACTGCACAAAAAATCTTTTTTCATGCAGGAATATAGACTCATCGTTTCATGCGTTTTCCGAGCTGAAAAGAAAAGTGTTGTTTCAATTAGCATTTGAGTCAATAATGAATCGCGATAGAAAGAATTTCATAAACTCCTTTCTTGAAGAAAAGTAAAGGGTCTGTGGGCGGATCTCCTTCAGGGTGTAATAATTTTCCCCACAGGCCTTATTTCTACCACTCTGGAAAGTCTATTGGAGAGTCGTCGACTACTACTCTCAAACTACTCGGTACATTCCTCTTTACTTCTTTTTTATATACAAAAAGATTGTAGACCTTTTTATCATTGGTCAGCACGCCTTTCGCCTCAATTGCATCTAGGATACATTTGATTACATTATCTATATCCAAATGTGTTATAAGATAAATCTTCACTGCATAAGGCGGTTCGATCTTAATGGGTTTGCATAGGTCAGTGAGGAGCGTTTTGAAATGTCTGTAGTTAGCTGATAAGACTAATCGACCACGTACTGGTATGTACTTTTGATTGATTGAGACTAAATGAATATCTTTGATGTTAATGACTTCATATTCCATATTTACTTTAAAGCATCCCCTATTGTGCGTAGGGGATGCCGATAGCTACTGAACAATTTTAAGAGGTAACTAAACAATATCACTTTGGAGAGTTGATGAGAAAGGAAATTAATTTATACGAAGATATAATGAACTTGCGAGCACAAGCAGCATTATTATATGAAATGTCTTTAAAACAAGGAGTAGATAAAGAAGAAATAAATAAACAACTTAAGTCCGTTACAGCTTTTCTGGAGGGCATTATAACAGGATGCGCAGAAGGGAATGTTGATGAATGTGCAAAAGCAATTATTGCAATGGATAATAATATTGAATCATTTGAAAAAAGTATCGCGTATTACCGCCAAAAGATATCAGACGAAAAGCAACATCAAGATAGCATTAAACAAAAACTAATTATGAGAATGATAAGAGAAGATATAAAGGTATTCTCTAAAAATGGATTCATGATTGCAATGGTCGATGATCAAATTATCGTGAAGTAACCTCCTCATTACTTTCAAAATTAAATTATATAATACAGAGCATTATATAGTAATATAATCTTCTGCATAACGCAGTTAAAAACTTTTCAAGGAGTTACTTTATGAAATTACTTTTAGTAGTAATGGGATTTCTATTACTAAATTTCTCAGTCTATTCAGCAGACGAAACGCCACCATGGATTATGGCCATTGGAAAAGAATGTGTTAGAGGTTGCGAAGCGATTCACAATCGAACAGTCACAGCTTGCAAAGCAAGAGCACTCGCTTGTTGCGATGCAGGAGATATACATGGTGCAAACATTTGTATGGCCGAAGCAATACAGTGTAACAAAGAGTGTGATGAATGCATCGACTTATGTATGGAGTTAGTAAAGGCAAAAACTAGAGAGGCCACTGCCCGAATAGCTCAAGAATTGAAAGAAGAAAAAGAGAGAGAGGCCTTTCAAAGAGAAGAGGAACAAAAGTTTTCATCAAATCTTCCTTCAATAGTTTCAGATATAGCTCATTCTATAGGAATTTGTACCGCAGCGGGTAAGTACTCCCAAATGTTTTGTGCTTTTGCAGAATATGATCTTGATCAAGCAATGAAAATTTATGACAAGCTCCCTCAAGGTATTCGCGATGAAATACCAGGATGGTTTATCTCACTCGCTACTGAAGGTGTAATCGGCTCAAGTTCTTATTCTTTTCCAAGTAAAGTAACACAGTTAGTATTTCGGACTATGGAAGTCAAAACCCCTTACGGTACGGCCGTTCAAAATGTATCAGAAGGAATAGTTTCAGCAAAATTATATGCAGCTAATGGAGGGACTCTGTATAAGATAGGGAAACATGGAATACAAACAACAGGAAAGGATGCTCAATTTTGGGCAGTAGAAAATCCAATCATTGGGGGTTCTAAACCAAGAATAGATCCTGATTTTATTGAGAGATATGGACTACCAGCAAACACTCAACTAAGTGATATCGATTGGGTTCAACGTGCAAAAATTAAACCAGGTAGACATGAATTCATAACTAGAGAGGCCGATGCTCTTGCTGGAAGAAAAGGTGGAGCACCTGAAGTTGTAATTGGAGATCCTGATATAATAGAAACAATAAGTCATGTCTCTCTATAAGGATTATTTATGATAGCGATTAAAGAAATATTTGAGATAACTGAATTACTAGAAAAAGAAGGACTCACAAGTATAGTAAAGAAATTACGCAATCTTGATGGGTTATATGGTTCTGAATTGTCAGGTGAAGCATACTTGATATTCAAAACAATTGAGTCAGGGATGATATCTGAAACTCTTCAGAAGAAAATTGATTACTATATAAAAGGTTTTGAACGCTGGTAGGGTGGTCCTATAGGGGCATTCCCTGTTATAGAATTTAGTAATGCTTCGCTAACTAGAAATAGACCGCATAGTTGTAGTCTACTTCTAGGGAGCGTTGCAATGATTAAGTCTTGCTATTTATAAGATCGTGGTCTTAAAGATTCAAGTCTCTTATTATACTCTTCAATTTCTTTTTTCAGCTTCCTATCCTCAAACCAAATAATTAAGAAGGCAATGAGGATGCCGATAGATGACATGAGTAATATTAATAAAAAATCTTTCATGGGATCCCTTTGGAGAGTTGATGCTAAAAAGGTAACTCATCATACTGAGTAGGTGGCATATAACGAGTGTCCCATTCTGGTTTACTTATTGCTTCTTTCACTTTCACTATCGCCTGATCTAACTTCTTAGGACCTAAATTTTTAAATGTCTCAGCAGTGTATGTATCTTTTGAAGTGTTATCTTTCTTATTAAAACTATTTCTTATCTCACATAAAGCAAATATTTCATCACCAACATTTAAAGTTTCTACTGCCTTCTCAGCTTCCTTACCCCACAGGAATACTCCTATGTAAGTGTACGCCAACTCTCCAGTCTTCTTTGATGTGTAAGGCTTCATCTTTAAATTGATAACAACGTATGAGTTACCATTTGCAGCAGTTCGCAATATCAATTCATTCCTGATAATCCCTTTGGTAGGGAACTTATTTAATTCATTATCAGGTACTTCATTCATAGTCTCACCATACTTGAATAATTACGAGTATCCCAATGGAATTCATTACCCACATTTCCATCTTTATTACTCCAAGTTATCTTTGCTAATTCAAATGCCTTATCGAAACACTCTTTACTAATATAGTCTTTTATTCCTGCTGTACGATAAGCATCTTCTATATTGGCCGTCAAGCAGGCAATAAAATCTGATATGTGTTTCACATCGTATACTTTATATCTATCAATTTTTCCCATTAAATCCTCCTATTAAAGATTGCTAGTTCCTTTCTTCTATTAAAAACTGCGTACTCATTATTTCTTTAAGCTGCATCGTACCTTTTTTCTGAAAGTCTAACATGGATGCAGATGACTTTAAATTATTTCTAGAGGCGAGTATTGATTCACACATATGACGAAGTTGAGCACGTAAAGTCTCAAGATTAGCTTCCTGAGTATCACATAAGCATTTCCAACCTCCGCAACGCTCAACTACTAACCAACATAATTCTCCTATCTCTTCACGTGCTTCTACTGGAAAGTTCCCACTAAAACGTTTCATTGCAGGAACAATCATACCCACCATCTCCATTGCTAAGTCTTTTTTATCTCCAGGGGGTTGGGTGAAGGAGTCGAATATTTCTTTTAGTTCAGAAATACTTGGGAAGAATTTCTTTGTTTCGATGGCAGTTAGGAATATGCGCTGCACTATGTCAAATGGTAATACTGATAAAAAATCTATATAGAATTTTTTTTGTGCTTGATTCAATTCTTTATTATATAATTCTGCAAACATCTGTAATGCTGAGGTCAATCTTGCTACTGACATATTCAAAACCTTCCTGCAAAAATGTTAGCTCCATTTGGTTTGAACAGTTCATCGATAAGATCATTCTTACCAACATCGAAGTCATTTGGCCTAGATTTTTTGTCGTTATATTTGCCTTCTAAAATTTTTATAGCATGGTCTTTTTCGATAACCCAATCGAAGTCAGCAGACCATTGCTTAATTTGACCTGTGAGATACTTTGAAGAAAAAACCATACAGATGTACTCATTCCAATCTTGAATCGTCTCTAGCCCTATTTCCGTTAACTTGGCAATGCTTTTAAGTCGATTGACGGTCATTGATCTAATAGGGGGGAGGGTTTTAGGATTGTTACTACAAGCGTTATTCCATGCTTGTTTTATCTCATCTGCTATTGGTTTTGGTTTCTTGATGATATACGCATCTGCTACAGATACTTCCTCTTCTTCTATCTTGTACTTTCTATCTTGTACTTTGGTGTGCATCTGGTGCACTAGTTGGGGTGCATCTGGTGCACTAGTTGGATGTTCTAACTGGTGCATGGTATGCACTAGTGCATCTGGTGCACTAGTTAATGGCTTCAACTGGTGCATCTGGTGCACTAGTTGGGGTGCATCTGGTGCATCAATTGAGTCAGAATTTGAAATAACTGATCTTACTTCTGCATCATGTTTGAATACGAACTCTGCAATGTTTTTATAATTGCGAGTATATGTATTGCAAAGGTTTCTAGAGTTGCCTCTTATGTAAGAGAAAAGTTTTAATTCTTTTGTTAGAATCTTTATTTTATATTTTACATTTCTTTCAGAAAGCCGGGATATCTTGACGATAGTAGCGATACTAGGATGGCTCGGATTGAAAGAACACAGAATTACAAATACTGCATAACTATCAGTACCCAACCCATACAGTAATGCCCGATTTATTCTAAAAGAAAATTTATTACTCTGTAGAAAATTTATTATTGTTTCGTGCGTAAATAGTGTATTATCTGAATCAGTCATTGTTTTCCTTATTCAAAACATTGATGTTATCGCCTATGAGTCGTCTTGAAAAGTTCATAGGCGTGTTAATACCCCTCTCCAGAAGGGGTATTTTTTTGTCTAAACGCACAGCTTCCCAGATTACTACGCTGTGTCATAATCCATCTAAACAATTCTTGTCTATTAAATATCACTTTTTTACCCAAGTAAACAAAAAAAGTGTGTACACTTTTCTGATGCTAATATAAAATGTTTGAATATTTAAGCGAGATAGTATTTAGAAAACTATTTAAAATGTTATTTAGAAGGAGTATAACATGTTGTTATTTAAGCCAGCGCAACCCGATAAACGAGTACAAGTGTCAATGTCTACAAAAGAGAGATGGAAGCTCCAGCTTGTTGAATTAGGATGCGGTAATCTTTCACGTGGTTTTTATATCTTAATGTCTGCGACTGAGGCAGAGATAACTAAACATTTAAAGAACAGGAAAGATCTAAAATTTGAAAGCAAGACTAGACTAACAAGTATTGAAGACTAAGAGGAATGAAATGAATCAGAGTGAGACAATCGCAAAGCTAGCAGAAGCACTTTCAAAAGCTCAAGGGAAGATGCAAGGTGCCCTTAGAGATAGTGAGAATCCTTTCTTTAGAAGCAAGTACTCAGACTTAAGTGCTATATGGAAGTGCGCAAGGGAGCCACTCAGCGACAATGGATTGTCTGTAGTTCAATGTACCAAGATCGAAGATGGTAAGATGATCTTAGTATCTCAACTCATGCATTTATCAGGTGAGTGGATCAAAAGTTATTACCCTGTAGATGCAATCAAGAAAGATCCTCAAGGTTGGGGAAGTGCAATGACATATGCCAGAAGATATTCTCTCCAATCACTATTAGGTATATGTGCAGAGGATGACGACGACGGCAATGCTGCATCTTATCCACCTAAACAAAGTCGTAACGACTCTCCATACTCTTCTCCTTCTCCAAAATCTCCCGACTCTCTACCTGCAAAAGAAAACCTCAAGACCAACAACTTCATTGAAATAATTAATCTAATAAAAAAATTGACTGACAACTTAGAGGATAAAGAAAAACTCGATCATATAAAATCAGAGTTGAAATTTTCTCAGTCCACAGAAATTCAAAGTTGGTCAGAAAATCAACAAGTAGATGCGATAGCATGGTTAAGAAATAATTTTAATGATAGTCAACTCGGATGGTTAGAAAGTAATAAAGAATCTAAAAAATAAATTGGAGAATAAAATGTCTAATTCAGATAGCGACAAGTTCATTGAAAAAGTTATCTCAGCATTCCGTGATCAACCCGTGACTCCAGATGTAGCATTAAAAATTCATGAGATGCACATGATTGAATTAGAGAAGGTGAAAAAAGAATTACTACAATTAATTAATAAGGTATTCGAATGAAAGTAGATAAAAAAGAAATTAATAGTGATAGTGAAAAAAAATCATATGAATTAGCATGTCAATTATTTTGTGTGGTAAAGAATTTTGTATCAAAAGATGTTGAAAAAAATAAACAACTATCTGCTTCAATAATAACTACTGCTTCCGCAGCTTTCATTGCAGAAGTATGTGATCAGATTTCTAAGCTCACAAATAATCCCAGAGAAGAAGTTTACATGGATTTTTTTCAAAAGATAACAGTTATACTTAGAAATTATGAATCAACTGATGGAGTAAAAGATGATAGCAAAAAATAAATCAATTAGAATGTTTCATAGGGATGTAGTCTTTAGAGAAATAGCTGATAAAGAAATAGCAGAGTATAAAAAAGAAAGTGAACTATTAAAAGTTTCATTTAAAGAAATAGCTGATGCAAATTCAAAAGAAGAAGTTGATGAAGCAGTGGCAAAGTATAGAAGAGAAAGTGAACTATTAAAAGTTTCATTCGTTTTAGTTGATAAGTTATTACAAGTAATAAATGATTTTCACGGAGTAGAAAAAATATCTGAGGCAACATCTATCGCTTCAGTAAAATATTTATTAGAACTATTAGAAGAGTCATCAAGAGAAGAGTCATTAAAAAAGGAATAAATTCTTGGAAAGAATTACTTGCAAAGTTTGTTTTACTACAAAGACTTATCGAGTGTTCACATCAAAAGAAGACATCTGCAACAAATGTATGAAAGGACTTATCGACGGAACTATTAAAAGAAGAAAATGCCTGAAGTGTGATGAGGAATTTTTATCAATCAACTACAACAGGACTTGCGACAATTGCAAAAAGAATAATTGGAGATACGATTTTTCCCACGAGGAAGGATATTACTAATGCATACGCGATTGAAATATATACAAGTAAAAGATCTTGAAGAAATATTAACCCAAAATCTTCGCGAAGCTGGACGACTTCAATTGAATTTAATTTCTGATACTGGAATAAAAACACTGGTTAATGAAATTATTTTCAGACTAAAATTAAGAGATAATAGTTTGAAGTATATCCTAGAAAAAGCGGAGGTTATTCATGAGGAAAAATTTTATGGCCGAAATGAAAGTGATGAACATGCAAGTAACCCACGAGGGTTGCCAAGGCAAAATTAGTAACGATGAGATGCTGAAAAGAAATATTGCCTTCCAAGAAAATAAAATGAAGGATGCAATCTTTTGCCCGTTTTGTAATGAGATATATAGTTTTGAAATAAAAAAGATAGGTGAACTAAATAATCATGGAGTTGTTCAATTGCTCGCGGACTTAGATTAATCTTTATTCAAAACATTTATTTCAGTACTCCACTTAACACATTTTTTATCCCAAGGTTTGTACCAAATTCTTTCCCATTCTAAACATGTAGATACATCAGAAGGAGTCGGAGTTACCACAGGTGTGGTACTATTAGTTTCAACTTTATCAATAGTCCAAAAAACACAGTACATATCTTTTCTAGTGCAGTAATAAAATGGAACGTATTGATAACCCTTGTCACCGCAATCAGTCCCCCAACTATTTTTTATAATGAAGTAACCGCCACCCTTGATTGCTGGATCATCTTTATAACCTACAATCGCAAGTGCATGACCACCTGTTGTTGCTTTTGAAGTTGGTACTAACATCGCATCACAATTCATCATACTATTTGTAACTGTGATCCCTAGATACACTGGATGATTGTTATCAAGTGCTTCTCTCATTTTATCTAGATCATCGTCAATATAAGTTGATGCTCGCAAAAAGGTATTACAGTTAAGAGGTTCTAAATATTTTGCACTAGTAGGAGTTACACTATCGTGAGGCCATGAAGAAACGTTGGTAACACAAGTACCACCTGACCATGCGTTGATTGCATCTTCACATGAATAGACTTGATACTTATCCCATACGTGACGAGTAGACACTTGCACACGACCAGCATTATCAATCACATTCCTTAACCCATGAGCAGTGCAAGTACCATCCCATTGATTCTCAACTGGTGAATCGTATTGACGTAAATCAACTGATCCCTTTCCCTTGTATGCGAGCATATGTGATTGCTTTCTTTTTGCTAATTGTTTTGCAGAGAAGAATTTACTTGTAGGAATAAGGTGCTTCTTTCTCTCCATCGCTCTAGATGAAAGTTGTTCTGAGTCAGTGATCTTGTGACTATGGGATAGCGCAAACATTTGTTTTATATAGGCCTCAGATAAAAATGAACGCTTAATAACTTGGGAGACAGGATGCTGATCTTCACTGACTGGAGAGTCAACACATCCTGTCAAGAACAACATAAAACAAATTGCGATCAAGGTACCAGGAAATAGATTAGTTCTCATATTCGTATACACTCCTTATTAAATCAACTATTGTTATTAAATAGTGAACTAATTTTAGGATTACCCCATGAGCATGGCAAGCGTCCATTCAATACAAACTAAAACGAAACTGATACGATGAATCAGAGGATGCATATGGACATAGGAAATGGGGATACTCTATTTAAAAAAATGAAATGGGTAAAAGAAAAAACAACCTATACATGTGGGAATAGCAAAGTAAGAGATGTAGAAATTGATAAAGATCAAACGGTAGAACAGTTAGCAGACATTGACGCCTTACGTTTTAGATGTGCAATCATCGTCAAAAAATATAAAGATCAACATGACTTTTTAAAAAAAGTTTATTGCCAACCAAACCCAATCACTGAGTACCAATGTCATTCGATAATAAGGATATATAAATATTTAAAGGATAAGAGGGTATCAGAATGTTAATGGAAGATTATCACAAGATTAATATTGATACGACTTTCTACTATAAAGATGAGCTAGTGACTGTCTCAGGCAAATATATAACCGATGGTGGTAAGTGCTTAAAGATAAAATTCAAGGAAGATGCTCACTGGAAAACATGGCGTGACATTCACAAGAAATGCTCATTCGATGCTCCTAAACCTAAAGCAGAGACTACTAAAAAGAGATACTGGTTATGGATAAACACATGGGGTCATGGCGACAATGCAGCGGAAATTGCAACAAAGCAAATTGATAAACGGTCACCAATTCTTGCCTCACATACTTTATGCCAAGTATTTCTAGATGATAATCATATGTCACCTAATGGTGTGAAAATTGAAATGGATAGACCAATCAAGATAGAGAAAATTTTTATCGATGTTTGAAGGAAGTAAACATGCGAATAGAATGCGCTCATACAAAACTAGTCAAGCTATCAGAGTTACGACCACATCCTGATAATCGTAACAAACACTCAGATGCTCAGATAAAAGTATTAGCTAAGATCATTTCTCAGAATGGTCAACGTAGTCCGATCGTAGTCAGTAATCAAAGTGGTTATATAACCAAAGGACACGCTCGCTACGAAGCACTCAAACTACTAGGGTGGGAGTCAGGCGCAGTTGATTACCAGAATTATAAGGATGAAGCGGAAGAGTTAAGGGATCGTATAGCAGACAATGAGATAGCAAGATATGCTGAATTTGATAAGAGTGGATTTATCTCTGACATAGAGAAGTCTGAGTTAGTGTTGGAAGAATTAGACTATGAAGACTTCGAATTGTTAGATTTTAATTTAAAAATCATTGATCAAGATAAATTAATTAATGAAATAAATCGAGGAGATGAGAATGCTGCGTGGGTGGGATCACCTGAGTTTGAACCTAAAGATAAAGATGTGAAATTAATTATTATTTTTGAAACTGAGTTACAAAGACAGAATTACTGTAATGACAATAACATACCTGTAACTAATAAATTTAATGGACAATGGACTTGCAGACTTTAAAATACCCGATCTATATTATCTCAAAAGGGAGATGGGAGAATCCTTTGACTGCAAAAGCATTCATCAACGAAAACATTGATTTTAAAATTGCAGTTGAACCACAAGAATATGATAGTTATTGTAAACATATTGATAAAAAACATGTAGCGAAATTACCTTTTTCTAACTTAGGTCTCGGATCATATCCAGCACGTAATTGGTGTTGGGAAGATTCAATCAAAAATGGATTTGAAAAACATTTTCTTTTTGATGATAACATTTATGGATTTGTTAGATTCAATAAAGGGAAAAGAGTTAAGGACAGTGCAATATTAGCACTATCAACTCTCCAAGAGTTTACAGATAAGTTTACAAATGTTGCAGTCTCAGGATTCAACTATAGATATTTTGTCGATCCTACATTGCGAAAACCATTTTTCATTAATACTCATGTATATTCAGGCATGTTAATAAAAAATGACATTCCTTACAGATGGAGACTTAAATATAATGAAGATGTTGACTTGTGCTTACAAGTGTTGCACGACAAGTGGTGTACTATATTATTAAATGCTTTTCTTATAAATAAAGTGTCAACAGTTTCCAAAATGAAAGGAGGAAATCAGACTGAGCTTTATTGCAATAATGACGAGCAAAAAAAATGTTAAAATCAAAGTCATTAGAAATGATATGGCCTCAATACGTTAAAGTTGTTCTCCGCTTTGGAAGGCCTCACCATCAAGTAATTTGGAATAAACATTTTAAACATTCTTTAAAAATGAGGTGTGAATCATGACTACCCCGAAACATATTAAAGCAAGAGTAGCACTCAATCCCAAGCTCAATCCTAACGGTTTGGGCGGCGGGTCGATCACACGATATAAAAAAGAATACTGCGAAATGCTAGTTACGCATATGGCAAAAGGCTATAGTTTTTCTTCTTTCGGAGCAGACATTAATCACGGTAGAAAAACTTTATACGAATGGGTAGATCAGTTTCCAGAATTCAAAGAAGCAAAAGCAAGAGGAACAGAGGCCGCAAAAAAATACTTTGAGATGCTAGCAAATGCAAAGATACGTGGAGAGATAATAAAGAATCAAGATGGTCGCATTACATTTGATCCAAAACGTTCTGATACTGCTTTGCTCATTTTCTTTTTGAAGACTAGATTCCGTGATGAATATTCAGAGAAAATGATGTTAGAGCATTCTGGTTCTACTCAAGTAGCTGTTACAAACAATATAGACTTAAAAAAATTATCCACTCAAGAATTAAAGAATTTATTAGAACTACAAGAGAAAGCAAAGATTAGCGAGTAAACTTTGATTATGTTTATTCCAGAAGAATTGATAAAGAAAGAACTTGCTAAGCGTAATCTTGAAGATTCTCTCTTGGAATATGTTAAGTGGTCGTTCAAACAGAAGACAGGGAAAGACTTCATTGTTAATCATCACCATACTGTAATTTGTGAATACTTAGAGCGAGTATTCAATCAAGAGATAACTCGACTCATTATTAATATAGCTCCACGCTATAGTAAGACTGAGCTTGCAGTCAAATGTTTCATCGAGTGGTGTTTAGCAAAAGTACCTCACTCGAAATTCATTCATCTCTCCTATTCAGACATGCTTGCACTAGATAACTCTTCTCAGATACGTGAAGACATTAAATCAGATTGGTATCAATCATACTGGTCATTTGATACCAAGACGGATAGTGATTCAAAAGCAAAGTGGTATACAACTCAAGGAGGAGGATTATATGCGACGGGTACTGCCGGATCTATCACAGGTTTTGGTGCTGGAGTCACAGATGATTCGTTTGGAGGATGCATTGTTATAGATGATCCGCAAAAACCCTCTGAAGCATATAGTGATGAAATTCGTCGCAAAACAAACGAGCGTCTCAATAATACAATTCTCTCACGTCTCAATAATCCTAAGAAAACCCCTATCATTATAATCATGCAACGCTTACATGAAATGGATATGACAGGTTATTGCTTGGGTGGAGGTACAGGAGAAAAGTGGACTCACCTTTCACTCCCCGCACTTGATGAAAACAACTCTCCGTTATGGCCTCTCAAACATGATTACAATCAACTCATGGCAATCAAAGCATCTGATAATAAAACTTTTTCAGGACAATATATGCAATCCCCTGCTCCTGCTGAAGGTGCTCTATTCAAAAGGTCATGGTTTAAGTTCTATAGAGAATTACCAGCAAATATGCATCAAACAGTTATGGCCTGGGACTTTGCTGTAAAGGAGAAAGATACATCTGACTATACTGTAGGAATGGTCATGGGGAGAGTTGGATCAGAGAAGTATGTACTAGATATGGTAAGAGATAGAATGTCATTCCCTTCAGCATGTCAGGCAGTAGTAGCTCTATCAGCAAAATGGAAGAATGCTCATAAGAAAATTGTAGAAGATAAAGCAAACGGTTCACCTATTGTAGACACTCTTAAAAAGAGTATTTCAGGATTAGTATTAGTTACCCCTACAAAAGATAAAGTGTTTCGAGCAAATGCGGTATCGCCCGATGTCGAAGCTGGTAATGTCTACTTACCTGATCCTTCTATAGCGCCATGGGTTAACGACTTTATTAATGAGTTATGCTCATTCCCCTATGCACCTCACGATGATATAGTCGATGCATTTGCTTACGCTCTTATGGAGTTACGTAAAGCAATGCCTTTCACTCAACCAATATCTGGACATGGTAGCGGTGTGATATTCAATTGATCAAACGCTTTCCGCTATGTACTATTATTTTATCAGGGAGTGAGATATGTCAGAAGGTTTTTCAGACTCAAATATTAAGACATTTGAGAATCCTACACATGAAATTGAATACAGAACTTTCAAGAGAATGTCGGGTAATGAGTTAGTCGGAACTTCAATAGCTCCGTGGGGGAGAGTTGAGATATATAAACTAGATGATTGGGTCTACAAAATCTTAATGGTTAGAACGAAACATCCTCAAGGTTACATGTCAGGTCACAATGAATTCTCAAATTTTCAAGATGCACTCAAATCAGCTCAACGCATTGCACGCAGTGATGGTACAAGTACTAGAATGACTAAGCATCTTGATGTATTTACAGATGACTTCAGCCCACCAAGTGATGCTACTCGTGACTCTATCCCAGGAGTTGATTACAAAAAGGACGCCAATCCATATCAAGATGCTCACGATGATTACGTCCCTCGTGCTGATAAGAGTTTTACATTAGCGGCAGCGGGTAAAGCAAGTGATCAAGAGGAGTTGGATCAGATAGATAGAGGAGAGCAGAGAATGGAAGGTGGAATCAAAAAGTATGAAGATCAATTCCCTGGATCAAGTCTAGGCGAAGATAAGTCAGCAGATGAATCATCTGAGGTGAAAAAGAGAAGATGGGCAGCAGAGATTAAAGATAATAGAAAAGCATTTCCTGCTCAGTCTCTTGCGAAAAAGATAAGGGGTAGGATTGGGATTGATCAGGAAGTTGAAACAAGATTAAAAAAAGGAAGATAAAAATGTCAGAAGAAAAAATTACAGGACCAGAGTCGTTTAATAAAGCAGTTGAAAAGAAGATGAGTAAGCATTTAGCAGGAAGGACATTTTATCTTGATCCAAGTAGTAGATGGACTCAATCAATTAATAATGCTGAATCTTTTAAAAATAAGAATGATGCAAATAAATGGATTCATTATCACACTGAAGAATTAGAGGGACGTGATGCTAAGGCCGATTATATTTCAGGTAAGTATGTTGTAGTTATAAGGGAGAGTTGATATGCCCGGCAATGTAGACGAAACAAAATGGAATGAAGCAAAGAAGTCCGCACGTAAAACTTATCCTGATCTATCTGAAGATGGTGATAAGTTTTGGAAGATAGTACAAAGCATATACGATTCCATGCATGGAAAACGTATGAGCGAAAAGAAAATAGATGGTCCTGAATCATTCAATGAAAGAGTAGAGAAACATCTTGCAAAAAAAAGATTAGAGAAAGTTGTTCAATCAGGTGATGAAGACGGTATCAAATGGAGAGTGATAGAGATAAGCGAGTTACCTACTATGGGCAAGTATGTTGCTCAAATAAATAAGGGTAACGGCTTTGAAGGAACAGGTATTGTTGGATTCTCTATTAATGCCATCGCCTCAGAAGCAAAAAGAAAAGCAAAAGATGCAAGCAAACATCTGACTAATAATCAGATGCACGAACCACATGCTGGCGATACCGCTGCATTTGATGTCCACTCCACTGACCCCGCTCGACTCAAGAGAGAGCTTAAGAGAGACTTGGGTATAAAAGACTCACCTAACTCAATCAATAATCCTAGACCTAAACCTGACCCTATAGAGGGAATTCAATCAGCACATGATAAATATATGGAGAAGAAAATATGACAGTCCAATCAGCAAGGGTACAGGTTATCGTCGCAGGAGACGATGTCGTACTCACTCATCAAATAATGAAAGATACTGCATACAATGCAGAAAGATCACGAGTACCTGTATTAGTTAACACAGGCGACGTAGTCAAGTTCTTCTATCCCAATGCAGATACTACTAGTGAAGATACTATCGGTTATATTGGCGCTGTAGTTGGATCATATCCTAACTCAATCTTCACTGTAACAATTCCTGGAGTAATCGCTCCCGTAGGAGTAACCCCTGAGCGTGGTACTACGATCATGGCCATAGGTTATGCTCAGACTGTTCGAGTGGAGATAACCAGAGTTACTTCAAATAAATTAGAAACATATTACTTGCTTAAAGAAATAGATATCTTAGGAAGAGGTTTTCCAACTTCTATACATGAAAGTGAACTGATATTACCATAAAATACAAGGGTACAAAAAAGGACTTATTTGTACCCTTTAAAATTAAAAGGAGTTTATAAAATGACTACAATTTCAATCGTCTCTCCCCAACTCTCCCCTTCTCTAAACGAATACGGTCCTGCAACAATGACCGATGAAAACAGTCACGTCATCCCAGCACTAGCAATATTCCTTCCAGATGCTAGCGGGAATACCGGATCGTCCCCATTAACAATAGATGAAGGAAATGTTTCACAAGTCACAGATAGAAAAGGTCCTCCACTCGCTCATACAATCGATGGTCATCGCATACCTGTCTATTCACTAGTATCACTAGATTCTTCAGGTAACGTTATCCCATTCGCTTTAAAAAGTGCCATCACTTCATTAACAGGAGAAGCATCTGCATCCGGTCCAGGCGCTGCGACTACAACACTTTCTAATCCAGCAGTGATTGGAAAAATCTTAACAAGCTATACACCTACAGTAGGTGCAGTACTTGCTACAGACTCAATCATACAAGGGATTCAAAAAGTAGATGGTAATAGTAAGTTACAAATTAAAAATAGAAGAGCGACTGCAATCAGTACCACACTAGCTGCCACTGATTATTTAATAGCTGTAACAGACACAAGTGCAGTTAGAACAGTTACTTTACCACTAGCAAGTTCATTCACACTTCCTACTGGGACTATTCAAGAATTTGAAATTAAAGATGAAAGCGGAGCAGCAGCTACTAACAATATTACAATCGCAGCTACAGGTCCAAATACTATTGACGGTGCTGCAAGTGTTGCTATCTCAGCAAACTATGGAGTTTCAAAAATATACACAAATGGAGTAACTTGGTTTACTAAATAATAGGGGAGAAATAATGACTGGAACAAATTTTAATGATACTAGTTTGCAAGTACTTGTTAACAGCGCGAATCTTCAATTTGGAACAGTAGATCCATATGGTAGAACTCAAATATGGAACAGACTTCCAAATGCTGTATTTCGTCTTGGATCATTAGGTTCTGATGGAGACACTACAACTACAACTTCAGAAGGAGTCGTTTTATACGGACAGAATCTTCAAGGCGATACTATGGCCCCAGCTGATTTTGGGTATGCTCGTATAAAACCAATGCGCATTGGTTTATACAATTCCAAAAGTGATGTTGCTGAGTATATCTTTAAAGTTGATCCTAATGGGTTGTACTTCACAGATAATGCTTTTGTAAAAACATTCAACGTAGATCGATTAACAGGTGTAATCACTACTAAATTAACTGAAGGTGCTGCCGTTGTATCATCATTGGGTGTAGTAGGTTCTACCCCTATGGGCGGAGCTACTAGACCAGTAGCACCAGTTTTATATCAATGCTTCTTTGATACTTCATTGGTAACTCCAAAACCACTATGGTGGCAAGGTGCGAACTGGGTAGACGCTACTGGTACAATCGTCCCTTAATACAAACTGATTAAAAATCTTTAACAGTGATAATCCAATTCCTTAACGTTGGGTTATTCTTGATACTCAATCCTTTGCCTGTTCGGGAGTGCAATGCTAGGCACTCCCTTTTTCTTTTGCTACCATGATGAATATATACTTAGGAGATACTCACCATGGCAACGCTACCAAGCAATGCTACGTTTCAAATTGATATATTAAGTTCTTTTGCTTTTTTTATTACCGCTCTATATGCTTTGAATTTTGAATCAAAAATACCTACATGGATAAGTTTCTTCCCATGTCGAAAACGGGCACGCCATTTATTATTCTCCCATGAAACTCCCCATAATTTACCATCACGATGCACTTTTAAATTCCTAGCATTACCAGTTCGATTGGTATTTCTTAAATTCTCTATTCTATTGTCATCTCTAATCCCATTTATATGGTCTATTTCATTCGGAGTATATCCATGATTAATATACCAAATAAGACGGTGTTCAAAAACATGGTGATGCACTCTGTTGAATCTAAATTTAATTCTCCAGTATCCAGCATTACTCATATCTCCTGCCCTATTTCCTTTTGTTTTTTTCTGTCTATTCTCTTTCCATATAAAAAAATTTTCAGCAGGGACATATTCGATTTTAGTAAGAATATACTTGATCAAAATATCTTCATTAATTGGTTGACCGTTTGTTTCAACAAGAGGGTAGGCCTCTGTGAGATTATCTATCCTATTGTCATCAAATTTTTCATTAATATGATTAATGTATTTTGGAAGACTCTTGTGAAAGAGATACCAAACAAGTTGATGTTCATACGCCCTATATCTCTTCCTATTCAAAACAATGGAAACTTCTCTGTATCCATTCTTCATATAACTACCAGCAATCTTACCTTTGAACGGACCATCATTACGAATAAATCTTCCTTCTTTCGGCACAAATTCAAGATATTTAAGCAAAAATTCAATAGTTGTTTTTTTCATTTGATACACAGTAATACGGGAGCATATTAATGTCAACACTACCTAGTACACAATCATCTTCACTCTTAGATTTCTTAGATGACGTCCCGCCCAATATAAAGACAGAACTTAGAAATCGGTACGATGAGCTGACTAGATTAGAGTTAGAACAGACGCAAGAGGGCACTGTTGTGCCCCAGCTCTACGGCTCACTGAGTCGATTTATCGCTAACCCTTCGACTGTGAGTGTCGAAACTTATAAGCGAATCATTGACACCGATGAAACAGTTGGAGCAGGGATAGACTTTCTTAACTTAGCATTGATTGCTCGATTCGGTGAATACAAACATCCTGTGAAAGAGATACAAGAATTTGTACGTCGTGCGCTAGGGCAGATGGAAGGTAGCTGGCATGAAAACCTTGATGAAATGTTTTCAGCAGAGTGGGCAGGGTTTTCTGCTACCGAACAGATATGGGATTATAACAATAGTTTCGACGGTGCTCCTGCTTTCATTCCTAGAAAACTTGTAACATATCCACCACTTACAATTGTCTTCGCAGTGAATAGACATGGTGAAGTGTTACACGACGGAGTGTATCAATACCAAAGATTCCATAATACATTTTTCAATTCATACATGGGTGTCGTCAATCAAGAGCTAGATGGTTTTAGACCTGATCTATATGCAAGCATTGGAGACTATCCCTATCCTGTTCGAATAGCTGCCGATCTCACCTATCTCACCGTAAAGATACCAAAGCATAAGATGATTTTGCTACGCTCAAGTAGTACAGGAAAATTTGCTAATCCATATGGTCGATCTATTTTGCGTCGTGCATATAAAAACTGGGTTATGAAGGATGCATTTCTTCATATGTGGTTAGTAGCTGCAGATAGAAAAGGGACGCCATTAGTAGTGGGATATGCTGCACCAAATGAAACTCTAATGACTCAAACTACTGCGGACGGGAGAGTTGATCAAGGATTAGGACGTGCTGACTTAGCAATGTCTAATATCTTTTCCAAGATCCATAACTCTTCATTCATCGTGCTACCAGGTCGCAAAGGTGAAATTTACGACGTCGAGGCTATTCAAGTCCAAGGGGACATGAATATCTATAAAGATGGTATCGATTACTTCAATCGAGCTTTGATGCGTTCACTACTAATCCCTCCACTCGTGATGAGTGCAGGTGACGGTGCAGGATCATTCGCACTTGGTAATGAGCATCACAAGATTTTTCAACAAACGATCGACGGCAAGCTCAAAGTTTACAAGCAAAGTATTCTTGATCAATTCATTAAAAAGATCATCGCATATAACTTCCCTAAGCATTATTGGGAGAAGCATGGATGTGGTGAGTTTCTTTTAGAAGAATATGATCCTGAAGTAATGGAGAAGTTATCAAACATCTACCGTAATCTAACTGAAACTGGTTATATGGCCCCTAATTCTCAGCAAGACTTTGACTACGTCCGTGAAAAAATGGGAATGCTTAAGACCAAAAACGATCAAAATTTTTCAGAAGAGAATACTCTAGGGGAAGATGCTGACACAGATAATAATGAACCTATCAATGTCTCCACTCCCAACTCTCCTGACCAATCAGTTCAAGAAAACATTGGTACTATTACTCCCTCAGAAAATGCTCTAAACGGTGCTCAAGTCAGTTCATTAATCGAAGTAATTGAGAAGGCAGCTTTAAAAGAGATACCTCGTAGTAGTGCAGTAGCAATCATTATGTCTTCATTCAGTATGACTGAAGACCAAGCAAACGCTATCCTTGGTGATGAAAGTTTTGTACCTGCTACCCAAACACCTACCCAACCTACTAACAAACCTGTCCCTAACGCTATTCCTCCGAAGTCTGTTGCTAACAAAATTCCAAAGGGAAAAGTTAGTAAAGCACCTTCAAAAGGCAATAACGTAAAGACTGATCCAGAAAGTGCAGAAGGGAGCGAGCCTAATAAGCAACCATCTTCTGATACTGAAGATCAACTGCCACCAAACTATAGAATATGATTAAATTTAAAGTCTCAAAGGATCGACAAAACTTTATTAATAAAAAGTTTTTCAGGAAAGACAAAGTAATCAATCGCTTTGTCTCTGACATGGAAGCAGTCTTAAAAAAAGCAGTTCAATCTATTACTGATCATGAGTTCGAAACAGGTAGACTAAAAGATCCTTCCCTCACGGAACTATATCCTATCGCTAATAAGTTCTATCACAATGTGATTGCTGAATCCTTTAAGACTTCTCAAGAAGAAAAGAAACTCATTAATAAAGACAAAAAGAACAAGGCCTCCAACAAAAGGCTGGCATCCAAATTACCAGAGGCCTTACCAAAGAATATACCTCAAGATTTAAGAGGATTAGAAAAATTATTTCGAGATAAACGTTTCTGGCCAGCAATAATGAAACGTTCAAAAGCGATAGTTGATCGATTGAGAAAGTCATATCTTCAGAAGCTCAGAAGAAAATTCAAAGAACTAATCCCTCGCATCCGTGACAATGAAATAACTACTGAGCAAGCAAAAAATAAAATGATGCATGTATGGCAAGCATCTAAACCTAGAGTCGAACTAATCTTTCGAACTGAAACTACTAAGTACTTTGCCAAAACTCAAGTCGCATTCTTTAAAAATGATTCAGAAATAATCGGATTCATATTCGATTCAGTACCCGATAGATCTAGGACAGATATTTGTAAATCAAGACACGGACTAATCTTTACGTGGGATATGACTGGAGAGTATAGCATTGATAGGAATAGCCCACCGTGTCATTTCAACTGCCGCTCCCATTTAATTGCACTGGCCAACACAGATGAAAATAATGAACTATTGAATGATTCACGTAGAGATCCGCGCACCAAGAAAATTGTAGACCTACCGCAAGGCTGGAGATAGGATTTTAAATAGGGGGGAATTTTTGAAAAAACTTGCAACACCAAGCGGACATATATCGTCTGACAAAAATGATTCATCTATTGAAGGTAAGTTAGTAAAGCTCGCTTTGCTAGTTCACTCAGGTCCTAACGGAGAGAAGATTACTTTCATGTCAGCAGATGGTGAAATATCTTTTGACGAAGATCGAATCAAAACGATTATCAAAAATCATAATAAAAAGATTAATGAGCTTGCTGCCGGTTATGGTGGCATTGACAAAATGCCAGTCGGAGCATTCCCACCGATCTTAGATCAACATGAGAATGACTCTAACAATCGAATCATCGGAAGACTTTCACATCTATTAACTTTTGATAAGAGAGACATCCCAGGCGTTGGTAATGACGTTGCATGTATTGTTTCTGAAATTACATTCCTTGGAAAAGAAACAATCGATCGAGTCAGTGACGGTCGTATCTATTACCTCAGCATTGGTATCGATGAAGACACAAATACCCTCGAAGAAGTAAGCACAGTAATAGCACCTGCTGCACCAGGGGCGATGTTGCTATCAAAATATAAAAGAAACACAATTGGAGAATCTCAAATGAACAAGAAACTCTTACAAGCTAAGGCCAATAGACTTGCAAAGCTGATGGCCATTAAAGAAAATATTTCTGCAATGAGTGGAAAAATTGTTTCAGCAAACAATCGAATCAAAAACACTTGTAAAGAAGGTGATGTAACTCATCGATTAACTTCTCTAATGAGGTCAGGTAAGTTAACTCCAGCTGAATATAAAAAGATGGACGTAAAGAAGTTAGCTGCATTAGATGCAAATTCACTAGAGACAGTTATCTCTACTATTGATGCAATGGAATCAAAAGTAATTCCTGGTCAACGTGGATCAATAGACTCAATGGATTTTTCTACTATTGCGAAAGCAATGAATCAAAAGAATTTGAGAAAATTAAAATCAGAAGTAATGGGAGACTTCAAACGTCTTGGAAAAAAATTAGCATTTGGTGATGAATCCGATGAAGACAAAGAACACGGTGACACAAAACAAATGGCAGAAGAAGTACATCCAGGACGTGATCCTCATGCAGTACCAGGTGAAGGTGGCGATGAACAACAATTGAAACATCTAAGTGCATGGCACGCAAAACATTTAGAACACCATCACACGATGAAGAAACATCTTGAATCAGGTGATATCGAAAAAGCAAAAGAACACCATGTAGAAATGGTTAAGCATTGCATGGAAGCTCATAAATATTTAGGTCATCACGGATCAATGGAATCAGCAAGTGATGAATCCTCAGTGAAGCATATGGAAATTGGTGATGTGAAGTCTGAAGATTATAAAAAATCAATGGACTATCTTCAACAACAAATTGATGAACTGAATACTCAACTCGCAAGAATTTCTGGATCAGTTGAAGAATTGATCAATGTAGAGAAAGAAGAGGGAGAAGAGTTTGGAAAAGAAGCTGAGTCACATAGCAAGTTATCAGGTGAAGTAGAAGGTGATTTTGGAAAAAAAGATAAGACGAAGGAAGGGGAGATACCAGCAACGAAGTAATTAAAGAATTTAAAAATAGTCAGAAAAATCTAGGGAGGATTCTATGGCAACACAAGAGTTACGGGACGCAATGTTCATCGGTACAGATTACCGTGCAAACTTTAAACAAATTATTGCAAAAAGATCTGATCAAACTGTATTCATGGGCGGACGTATGAAGCCAGCAGGTGCTGGTCTAACTGTTACATATTACGCAGGAACAGTTTTAGGCTACGCGACTAGTGGAGCAGACGCAGGATTTTGGAAACCATATCTAGTAGGTAGCTCAGACGGATCACAAGTAGCGAAAGCAGTATTGTCAGAAGACGTTATCACTGATCAATACGGTAACGGTAGCGAAGCAGCACTCATCACACGTGGAATTCTCTTTAACGATTTACTTATTGGTCTTGATTCAGGAGCGATTACAAATTTGCACGCAAGTTTGACAGTCGAACACGGAGTCAACCTTCTAAGTATTTACGCTTAATAAACACAAAAGGGAGAAATAAAAATGAGTAAAGTTTTTGCTGCCGAGCACACACGGATCTTACAAGAAGTTATCAGAGAAATTGAAACTGACCCAACAGAGTATTTGGGTGCGCAATATATGCCATCCTTAGAAGTTCCTTCAACAAGTGTCTTCGTTGATGTTTTGGAAGCACGCGGAGGTTTAGTAGCTGAGCATACACTCGGTACTGATCCACAGTCTGCACCACGTCGTCAATTTAGAACCCAACAGTATTCTCCAGGAGCATACAAAGAATTCATTCGTTTTAATGAAGCCGATATATTACGTCTAAGAGAATTGGGACTTAATGACCAATCAAAACGTGGTATCCGTCAGCACTTGAATGAGAATGCACTTGTGCTTAATAATAGAATCGAAGCTCGTATGGAGCTATTAAGATGGCAATCTATTTTCAGTGGGACGTACATCTACGACGGAAAGACTGTAGACTTTGGAAAACCAGCTAATCACAATGTAACTCCAACAATTCCATGGGGTATTGTTACAGCAGGTGTTTTGAATTCAAATCCATCTGCAACACCTATTCAAGACTTACGTTATTGGATCATGGGCGGATATGCTCCTTTCAGAAAATATAAGATCACTAAGATCGTTATGAATCCATCAACTGAAAGAATTTTCTTAGACAATCCAGCAGTACAATCATTGATCCAAAATAGATTCGCATCTGAAACTTACAAGATGCACAATATCAATGAAGTATTAGGATTTTTAATTCCAGGTATGCCACCTGTAGAAGTTTATAAAGGATGGTATCAAAGTGAAACAATCGATCCAACAACTGGATTGATTGGTGTTAGTGATGCAGTATATTTCATTCCAGATGGTGCAGTTTTCTTTGAATGTAAATTACCAGATATGAATAAAGTTGGTGATATCGTTATGACACTTTCATTAGCAAATGGAAGCGTTGATGCACCAGCACCTGGTAAATTCATTCTAGTAGACGAACACATCGAAGACAGATTAGGCAACCCATATATTGATGTCCTCGGTGGTTTCTACGGTGGACCTAGATTAAAAAGAGCATTCGATGTTTTGACAGCGGAAGTTATCTAATAGTTTTGGGTGGGTGAGAAATGAATTTTCATCCACCTTTTTTTATAAATGGAGTCTCAATTGGTTAAGCTAAAAATTTTAAAGCATGTTGGTCAGTGGGGACCAGGCACTATTGTCGAAGTTGACGACAAACTTGCAGAACAACTTCTAATTGCTAACGAAGTGCATAACGGTCATAAATTTATTATCAATCGCCGTGCAATGAAATTAGAAGAGGCAGAAGCATTAGAAAATTTGCCGCATGATATTAATGAACTAACTGCATATGAAGCATCGCAATTAGGTATAAAAAATATAACTGACAATACGCAACAACCTGAAGATCAAAAAGCAGAAGTCAAAAAAACACTTACTAAGTCTGCTCCGAAGAGGAAATAAGTTATGACTGCACTTTATCAACCAATTTATACGACCTTCGATAGCGTCAAAATTAGATTGGCAAATAAAGTGCAGTTTCAATCTTCTCCTGAATTACTAGATGGAGAGTTGCCTGACATTCTCTTGTCTCAACTCATTGTTGATGCTGAAACGAAAGTCGAACAGGATCTACGATCACGATACTCAATCCCTTTTCAATCAAAACGAACAGGTCAGTATTGTGATCTACCTGATCACTCTAAACGTGCGCTACGTGTCGCAGTTGATTATATGTGTGTCGTGCACATACTTCAAACAGACTTCGGACGTGGTACGCATGTTAACGCAGAAGACTATATGTCTAATCTTCAAAAAGAATATTCGACATATATCATGCGCTTACTTGGTCGTGATCAGATAGGTGAAAATGAGAAGATAGACCGCTTTAAAGTCTCCCCTCCATTAGACGATGTATTGCTGGCCCCAACAAATAAAGAAGCTGACGATGGTTATCGTGGGATGATTATCAATACCGATGCAAGTCATCTTGATCCTGTCTCATATGCATTAGATGAAATAAATAACCCTGCTAGGTCTTATACACGCACACGAGGACTAGGGGGATTGTAATGCCATCATTTAAAATTGATATGTCATACTTTGAAAAATTAATTTTAAAATTTGAGGATCCTGCAATCAAACAACAATTTAATCAAATACCGCAGGAGAAGGCAATCGCTGCAATAATCGGTCAGGCCATAGCGGATAATTTTGCAAAAGAAGGTCCAGGATGGACCCCTTTAAAAGCATCGACTATCAGAATGTCACTCTCTAAAAAGATGCAAAAATCTATAGCAAACATGAGTGACGCCGAACTCCTCGCTCATGAAAAGAAAGCACGCAAGGATAGTGATAGTCCTCCTTACAGGAAAATACTGAGACGTACTGGACTTCTAATGAAGACTGCTACCACTCCAAACTTCTCTGGAAGTAATAAAAAGAGTCAGGGCGGTAACATTTATAAAGTCGAAGGTAACAATATCATCTGGGGTACTGATCTTTCATATGCAGCTATCCATAACAAAGGTGATCCCAAAAAGAAAATTCCAAAAAGAGAATTCCTAATCATTAGAGATGAATGGAAAAACAAGCTACAAAATTATGTAATGAAACGTTTTGCAGCAGTGATCTCCAAAATCATCTTTAAGGAGATCTAATGAGTGGATCAAAATTTGGGAATGTAATCAAACAATCAAAACTAGATGAGTTATTCCTCACTGGTCCTGGAGAAGATCTAGTACCTAAAACCTTACTCCAACTCTCCAAGATCCCAGGAATGATATCTATATTTGGTCCATATACAAAAGAAAACGATCAACAACGTTGGGCAGACTACGCTCGCTTTGATTGGTCTATCAGACAATTACCAGCGATTAATATATTTGAATCAGAATCAGAAACAAAAGATTCTGATCAAGCATTTCTACGTGGAACAATAGGGTTTCAAATTTTCTGGCCACCAAGTGCTCGTCGAGGTGACTATCGAAGAACTGAAGTAGCATTCAAAGGTATCATTGAAAACTTTTTCGCAAGTGATTACGTCCAACAAATGCTTGATGAAATTTACTTCGTACAAAGAGATTGCAAAGTCTACGGACTAAATGAGTACGGTAAGACTTTGAGTTGGATACCTAACACTGAGGGAATTCTAGGCGACGAACTAATCCCAGTTACAATCTTAAATGTGCAATATAGAATTGATCTAAGAGCATGGTATCGAGCATTGGAATATGAATATAGAACAAAAGGTAAACCATTCGAAGTTTCTTTAAGTGATCTCTACTGGATTGGTGGTGCAGCTGCCGACGGTCACTTAGGAGTTTATCAAGGTATTGATGCAAATAATAAAATCAATCCAGTGCAAACGGAAGTAGAAGACGAAATACATGTGAATTGATAAATAAAAGGGAGGAAAATATAATGGGAAATTTAACAAACATTAATGATAGGTTAACGCCTAGTGTCCCAATTGAGATAACATTTGGAGCACAACCTGTCGCTACAGGTAGAAAGTACACGACTCTATTTGGTCATAGGGCAGTTACAGGTGGGACTGCACTAGATTATACAGTTTACACTGTAACGAATGTGGGTGATCCAGTCGCAGCACAAGCTGAAGTAGACGCGCTTGCAGGAGTAGGATCACAGATAAGTGCAATGACATATGCATTTGTAAATGCAAACTCTTCTGTATCAGAAGCAAGAAATTTCCCAGCATTTAGAATAGTTATTCTTCCACATGGAGAGTTGCATTTTGGTCCTAATGGTGAGGCAATCAATGCAGTCAAATTCCTTAGAACAGACATGTTTGTTAGTTGTTATCCTACTGGTGATGCTACTAATAGAAATACATTACTGGCATTAGCACAATTGATATCAGGAATTGATAGAGACTTACAAGGTCAATTCGGATCATTCATATCTCTAGGATCAATCGAAGCATTAACGACTCAAGAGTTATATGCAATTAATAATAAGCAAATAATATCTCACTCACTACCTGATACAAACACCGCAGCGGTGACAGGTGTAACGGCCACAACAACTACCGGAAGTAATATTCTAACTGCTGTATCAAGTGTTGCAGGAATTTATGAAGGTGCAACAATATCCGGTATAGGCATTCCTTCAGGTGCGACTGTAGAAACAATCAATGCTACCACAATTACAATAAGTGCAAGTGCTACAGCTACAGGGACATTGATAGCATTAACAATTCAGAATGTAGTATCTCAACAACCTGAAATTGTTGCTGCTGCATGTGCGGCCGTAATGATGCAATCAGCTTTCCCATATAATCCATTACAAGGTGTAGTAGTAGGTGGATTAGTACCTCCACGAATACTTGCAGATAGAATTGATATTAATCCAAGTGGTGCTTCTGAAGCTGCATTAGTAGCAGGGTTATCACCTTTGTATACGCAAGCAGGTGGGACAGTAGCATTCATTAGAACTCGAACTACATACAATCTATTAGCTGATAACGTCACCACTGTGACGGCATATTTTGATTGGCAAGATTTAGTATTGCTTTATGACTTCAGAGAAGATGTCTACGGCATTACTCAAAATCCTCCATTCAATAATAATCCAGGCGGATCAAAAGCATCAAAAGCATTAGCTGATTTATTGAAAGATGAAATTTTAAGAGAAGCACAAAGCTATGAAGACTTGAATGCATTTCAAGGCGTGAAAACAAATGCTCCTTTATTTTTAGTACAACCATCGAGTACAAGTCGAGGACGCTTTGATTTTAAAGTGCCAGTAAATGTTATTCCAGGATTGATGGTGATTGCTGGAAATATAGAAGCAGTAAGTGGTGCAAACTTTGGAGACTTTACTTTGTAAAAAAAGATAGGCAGAAAATTAATTTGTAAATTTCTGGGGAGGAATTTATATGGGTGTTCTTTATATAGATCGTGGTTTTGTTTCGATCAACGGTGTTGAACTAATCGATGTTGAAAACATCACAGTGAAACAAGTTGCTAACAGAAAGTATGTCCCTACAATGACGAAAAATAATCGTTACAAGGGAACTGTCAAAGGTAACTTAGACATCAATATTTCATTTTCTGTAGCAGTACAATCTACGCTTGGTACTCCTAAACTCGAATCAATTGATTATGAAACACAAGATGTAGCATTAACATTCGCACACGGTGCTGACAGATATTCTTCTACAGGACTTGCTTTTGTAGATGTTGATCAATCAGCTCCAGGTGTAGGAACTGAAGGTAAAAAAACTTTCAACTTCCTAGCATTAGACATAATCGATCAAGTAGGAAATTCATCACTATTTAGCAGTAGCTTATTAAGTTCTAATGGATAATTAAATGCGAAGTAAAACGGAACCGAATCAAATTATTACAGTCGAAGAATTGCTTGCGAAGATGAGGGCAGGGGTAAGAGACATTCACGAAATTAGAATGCGTGAGCTTGTTATTCCTGTCCGTGTTCTTTCTATCGATGAAATGAACTTGATTAGAAAAGATGCGTACATGAGCACAGTAGCAAAGCAAGGTGACGAAGTTGATAAAAACGTATTGATTCAACGTTCAACTTTAAAGCTAGCATCAACTATTGTAAAAGGCGGTGGTCCTCTTCTCAGTGATAAGTTGTTATCGATGCTCACTGTAGATGAAGTGAATTATCTCTACGAAGAATATATAAGAGTCACTGATAGTGTTAATCCTTCTCTAGAGGCAATCTCTCAAGAACAATTCCGACAATTAGTCGATGCTCTAAAAAAAAACATAATTACGTCGAAAGATTGTTCCTTACCGCAGCTAAGGACAATTTGTACAGCATTTGTGGATATGATCCAGAGACAGGATTCCCGCTCCTCACATCCGGTCAACTGATATGGTTTGCCGCCATTAAAGTAGCTGAGGCAGAAGAGAGGGAGACCAGGAAGGCGGAGGAGTTACGACATGGCCAATGAATCAATTAAAATAAATTTTGATCCCAAAAACGTTCTAACTGGAATGAAGGATCTATCCGACGGCTCCAAAAAACTCGCATCTGATATAGATAGCTCTCTAGGAAAAGATGCTGTTAAATCTATCGATAAACTTGAATCAACTGTAGAAAATGGTACTACTCGCATCAAAAATTTCTTTAAAGATTTAGGTCATCGCTTAAAGGAAGATCTTAAAACTGCTTTCGATATCACTTCAGTCATGGGTGGGATGAGTTTTGCTCGTGGACTAGGTGAAGGTATAAAGCAAGTGTTTGATATGGAGCGAGCATTCGATCGATTGAATACACGCTTACACTTAACCAACAAACAATTAGATGCTTTCAAAACAAATGTTGGGAAGAGAGTTTCACTTACAGGTCAAAAGATAGAAGACATACTTCCAGGTGTAGAAGTCGCGGCAGCGAAAGGTGGTGTGAAAGGTCCTGAGCAACTCTCCGCTATCGGAGAAATGCTCGCTCAAGTAAAGGTCGCTACAGGTGAAGAAACAGGATCACTCGCCGATGTTGTAGTCGAAATATTAAAGAGTCAGGGTCAAAAGATAACTGCTAACAGTTTCAAACAGACACTTGATGCTCTTCAATCAACAAGAGTGCAAGGTGCTTATAAGACTGCTGGAGAGGCGGGGACTGCTATAGAACAACTCTCCCCTTATGCTCAGAAGTTCAAATTAAGTACTAGAGAGTTAGGAGGACTTGCTGCTACTGCATCAAAGTCAGGTGCTGCCGGACAGGATATCCTTAGACAATTATTTGAACAGGCCTCTGAGATAGGAGGGACTCAACGCTTAAATGCAGTCTTTGGAAGGCAAATTTTTAAAGGTGGTAAGTTACAAGCAGGAGAGTTGGGTAAGATTGATATGAGTAGGTTCGGCGCTTACTCAGCTCAAACAATGGAGTCCGCTACAGGCATTAGAGGTGCAGCAGGCGAAGATATGAAACGCTTTGTAGCACAGTTCAAAGACATGTCTGAATTTAAAAATGTAATCAGAAGTACTAACGATACAAAAAATCAATTTGATCAGGCCTCAGATAATCTTGCTACTAGCATCGATAAGATGAAAGAGAAGATAAAGTATACAGGAAGTCAGATAGGAGAGTCGGTATCTCACTTAGCAAACGACGCTATCAAAGGGAACTTCGGCGGTCTAGGTGAAGACGTAGAAGATCTTGGAAAAAAACTTTGGGATAACAAAGAAACTCTTGCGAAAGGAATCGGTGGTACTGCGCTTGTAGGTGCAATTGCAGGAGGGAGTTTCAATCGTCTTCTATCAAAAATGGGAGGAGGCGCTGCGACTGAAGCAGTTGGATTAGCAAAAGATATTGGAATATCTCAAACTCTCAGGGGAATGGGAGTGCAACCTGTGTTTGTAGTAAACGCCACAGAGATAGGTAATGCTTCTGCTAGTGGTAGCGGAGTTGGTGATCTTGCCACTTCTGCTGCAACAATCGCGACGGCCGCTGGCGGAATTAGTATGGGAGTTTCTGCATTAGCAATCATTGCAGGAGGAGTAGTCGGGGGTACAGCAGGTAGTTATATGGAAGATATCCTACCAAAAAGTGCAATGAATGTTATTACAAAACCTGCTGATTGGTTATACGACCTCACTCACCAAGCAGAACAAATGGGTATTCAAAAGAATTTAAAAAAGGGTGGAGAAATTGCAACAGATAAAGAACTTAAAGAAAGATTAAGTCCTGAATTTTTAAGAGAAGCAATCAAGCAAGGTACTCACGAGGGCATGATAAGTGCTCATCAAACAATTAATAAAAATGATAAACCAGTCCTCATTAATAAATCGAGTGTAGTAGGTAATAGAGGGGAGGGTAGAAGATAATGGCACTAGGTGATATTCTCTCAGACATTTCCGCATTCTCTAATCCGTTTGGAGCACCTTCAAAAGGTAAGTGGAATCTAGTACGTGGAATTTATACAAACAGTCTAGGTGTTCAAACGATTCTATTTTTTGAAAGTTCAAAAGGTGAAGATCCTTCACAAAAAACTGCTATCGATCAGATATCAGATAGCGGAGGAAGACGATTAGCAGTATATGAATATCCATACATCGATGGTCAAAAAGTAGAAGATCTAGGTCGCAAAGGAGAAACATACACTTTAAATATAAAATTCTTCGGCGCTAACTATCAGATAAAAGTCGCAGACTTTATTAGAAATGTAATAAATGATCCAGGGCCAGGTGATCTACTGCATCCTGCTTTAAGCAGTATAGGAGGTAGAGGATCGATACATGTACATTTCAGAGACTATGAGTTTGTACATCGTTACGATGAATGGAATGCGATTACAATCAAAGTTGTATTCGTTGAAGATAATACTGGAGAAATAAATACTCAGATAACCAAGTTAACCCCTGACTCATTTCTAAGATCAGCACTGCAAACAATCACAAACGTACAATCGATTATCAATAATGCGCTTACTTCAGTGACTGCTTTATTAAGTCTACCAGGAGCGATACTCACTTCTTTAAAGGCAAGGTTATCTTCAATAGTAGGAAACTACACTGCATTAGTAGGAAAGTTAACTGCAACATTCTCCTCTCACGCAGTGGGTACTGCACTCGCAAGTCAATCAGTTGGGATAACAGGAGGTACTACTTCGCTCAATGCAGGAACAATAATTACAGCGATGAATGGTGCTCAATCATTAGTATCAGCAGGTGGTACAAGTACTGCTCAACTTCCTCCTCTGCTACAAGTAGGATTCGATGCTGTAACACAGACATTGATTAATGAACAGATAGCAAATTTTATAAATGCTAATCAAATTACTCCTCAGCAAGCAGTGTTTGCCGCTAATCAAATTAGACAAGCAATCACCGATGCCATTAATGAAATAAATGAACTATTAGGGAATGATGGTTACGGAATAGTATTAGAATATCGAACACTCGCAATTGCTATTCAACAAGCGACTGAAGGTTGTATAGCTGTATCTCAGTCACAGATAATCACTTATACAGTCCCTTATCCTATGAGCTTACGAATTATTGCTCAAAAGAATAATCTAACTCCTGATAGACAAAATGACATCGAAGCACTCAATCCATATCTACCCTCTGTGAACTACATCCCTAAGGGAATGCAAGTCATAGTACCGGCGGTGTAGTATGAGACAAGCACCCATTGAACTAAACTTTATAAAACCAATATCAAGCAGTTTATCTGGTACTGCTTTGAATACATTCTCCTCATATATGTTTGATCGAAACATTATCACTTCTGCAAGTGCATTTAGATTTACTGCACCTGGAGTTGATGATTCTTTGCGGGCCTCAATTAGATCAGGTGATACAGTCAGTTTATATCTTGTGGATAAAAATGGATTCAAACAACAAATTGCCACAGGATTCATTGATGAAACTGACACTCATGTACAACCCACCTCTGTAGACTTTGTATTAACAGGTAGAGATACATTAGGGCAGCTTGTAGATAATGCCTCTGTAGATAGTTTAAATAGTATAAAGAATACTCAGAGTGCAAGTTTGCTTACGATTGCCACCTTAATGGTAGCAAACACTCGTATGCCTCAAGGGATAGTTCCTCAACAACTTCCTAATGGAAACTTCTTATTTCAAACTAATCCTGGTGAAACAAAAATAAATTCTCTGCAACGTTATCTTGATCTTGCAAACTGTATTGCATGGACATTACCTGATGGTAGATTAAAAATTGGTAAACCAAACTTCACTCAAAATAGTTCTGGAGTCTTAACTCTAGTTCGAGGAAGCTCACAGAATAATGTTTTAGAAGCACGAGTGAAGAGAAATGTTAATCAAGCGATAAGGCAAATTGTATATCAATTACAAACTATGGACCAAGTTTGGTCAGCACCCTATACCAAATACAACAATGTATATGATATTCAATCATTAAGTGATGCAAAAGTTGGAAGATCAGTATACGAACACTTCAGTTATGGATCAGGTAATGAAACTGTCAATACAATCACTCATATTGGTAATCAGTCTGCTATCCCTCGCAATATTGGTGATGAACTGGCGCTAAGAGATATCGCCCGTGAAAACATGAGACTACTCGATATCGATATCGTAGTAAAAGGACATTTCAATAGTAATGGTATTCCCTACAATATCGATCAAATTTATACCGTTCAAATAGAAGCAGATGACGTCAATGAAGATATGCTTATCTACGGATGTACTTATGAATTGACTCTACAGCATGGAATGCTAACTCGTCTTCGATTGTGTAAGATAGGTAGTATCACTGCCAATGGTGATGCACTACCGAGGAGTTTTGCAGGATGAACGAGGGAGAAATAAGAACACTGATCAGAAGAGAAATTAGAGAAGCAATGGCCCCTATCTTTATGGCCATGAATATTTCTAATGAAAGTAGTTCCCGATCAACTATCAAAAGATTTAGTACTGAAGGACCAATTCCTAATACTAGAAATATCCAACCATATGGTTTTTCCTCGCGCGCGCCCGCAAATACTCCATGCTTTACAATACCAGTCGCAGGTGATCCCACTCACTTAATTATGCCCGGACACTTCGACGAAAATAAACCAACTACTAACGATGGTGAAGCAATATTGTATGATCAATACGGTCATATAATCTATCTCTCTCAAACGAAAATGCAATTTGGTTCTAAGTCCTCAGCTAACCCAATGATGTTAGGAGATATCGTACAAACATTGTTATCGCAAATGCTGGAATATATAGCTACTCATGTGCATGTCGGAAATTTTGGTTATGACACGTCTGTTCCAACCAATGCAACAGACTTTACTAATTTAAAAGCGAGTCCTGTAGATGATAGCAAAATCATTAGTGCAAAGTGTTATACAGAGAAATAAGGAGTCACTATGTCAATGACTGATAGCGGTTTATCTGCAATCATTAAATCTAAGATTCAAGGACTCTATGGAGTACCCACAAGTGATCATGAGTTACAAATATTCTGTGATGCATTAGGTGCTGCGATCGTAGAGTACATACAGAGCAATGCGACTGTAACAGTTTCAAATGTTAGAGCGGGAACTGATAGCGCCACTGGGATAGTAAGCTAATAGGAGAGTTGGGATGTCACAAAATTTACAATTGGATCCTACTAAAAAAGATTATGTATTCGTCAACGGTTCACCTGTAGCATCCGATAGAGTTTTAGAGGCCGCTTATTATGCACTTTTGATACCAAAAGGTAAGTGGTTATATGGTACGGCAAACCAAGGTTCGCTTATCTATACTCTGAATAAAGCAAAGCGTGATTCATCTATAGAACAACACTTCACTGCATATGCAACCGATGCAATTAATAAGCAATTGATTGATCCAAAGTTAGCAACGGCCGTTCAAATTACTAATATAGATACTAGTAGGACAGGATCATCGAATGAAATAGATATCGTTCCTAATACAACTCAAGTGTCTAATAACTTTAATTTTATTTCGGTGGGTTAACATATGAGCGTTTTTCAAACACCAAGTCAAATAGCTAAGACATACTTCCAAATATTAAAATCAATCAAACCTTCAATCAATACTGCTGACGCAAACTCTGATTTTGTTATCAGAGGAAATACTTTCTCAGGAATTGTATCAGGTCTATATGGTGATCAAGCGAAAGTTGATAACGATAGTTTCATCACATCGATGAGAGATGAAGCACTAACATTGAAGGGTGCTGATTTTGGTATCACTCAATCACCTGCTACAGCAGCGGTTGGGACAGATGTACAGATAAGCGGGGTTAATGGGACGGTAATCAGTATAGGTGAGTTAACGTTTTTATATCCTGCTACTAATATCTTGTACACAAACACATCGGGTGGAACTATCGCGAGTGGGATATTGAACTTAGAAGTACAAGCAACCATCACAGGTCAAATTGGAAACATTGTTGCTCCTGATACTTTGCAAGTTGTAAGTCCTCCTACTGGAGTGAATACTACTGCAACACTTATTGCGAATATTTCAGACGGTGCCGACATCGAAACATTCGATAGCTATCGCGCACGACTCTTAAGTTATGAACAAAATCCTCCAGCAGGCGGTAATCAAACTGATTATCCTAACTTTGCTTTCGCTGCAAGCTCAAGTGTTCGATCAGCAATCATCAGAAGATTCGGAAGAGGATTAGGAACTGTAGACGTCTACATCACCACAGGGACTACTGATATTGATACTGCTGTTACCAATGGAACTGCAATAGTAAGAATACCTAGCTCGTTAGCAATCGCTACAGTACAAGCATATTATAACTCACATGTACCATTAACTGACTGTCCTGCTGTATATCCACCTGTTGAATTAGATGTGAATGTAACAGTCAATGTGATTCTTGCTACAGGGTTTACTTTGACAAGTATTCCCTCGGATGCAGTTAACAACCCATTGAATCTGAATGTACAACAATTGATTCAAAGAGAAGTAGATAGAGTTTTATATAAACTTCCAGTAGGTGGTAGAGTTATCCCCGGATATACAAATGGCTTTGTAACTGCAAGTGATATTGAAGAAAATTTAGATGTGTGGTTATCAGCTGTACTCGATCCAGTCTCAGGAAATGCTATAGGTAAAATTCCGATACTAGCAGATAGACAATGCCAAAAATTAAATTCACCTAATTATAATCTACCAATACTATCTAATCAGCTGGCAGCTCCTGGAACTGTGACAGTGATAGTCGGTGGAATTTGAAAGGGAGAGTTTAATGACTGCACCTATTTTTTTAAATGTTGAACAACTCCTCGATCTAATATTTGCGGAACTTCCCGATGACGTATATGCACAAGATCGCGCAGATAACCCCGATGTTAATAAGCGTTCATATAGCTCCTCTGAATTACGTGCGCATTCAACTGTATTCGCAACACTATATGAAAATTTACAAGATATTTATCGTGATAAATTTATTGTCACCTTAACTGAAGAGGGTATTGCTAAGTGGGAGAAGGAATTATTTAAGCAAGTACAAGATGGTTCCCTCTCATATATGCAACGACAACAAAATCTTTTGGCCAAGATAAGATCAAAAGGTGGGATAAACACTCCCTCTATTACGAGCATCGTCTCAGGGATACTCGATCCATTAGGATTAGCTTTCTCAATTTTACCTCACTGTGGAGCACATAATACTATAGATATGTATGGAGCTTGGGTACTAGATTACTCTTCACTAGATTGGGATACATGGCTTGCATCTATCGATCCACTTATGGGCACTGGATTAGGAGTAGGACAAACTCCTCTGTCATGCTCAAGAGACTACGCGGCAGCAGGACTTACTTTACAAGAGATGATAGAAATAGAAGAAACTGCATATACATATGATGTGAGAATTTATGGCAATGCGGATGCAGCAACATTGGATTTATTAGATAAACAATTAACAGCTTTCGAACCTGCAAGGTCAACGCATGTGATATTTAATAATGCGATGCAACCTCCAGTAGTTTGAGTTGTTAAGTATGGAATAATTATTTATGAATTTTTCTAAGTTTAGAATTTTTTACAGAATTTATTCTCGCACAAGTTTTACAAAAACGACTTCCGTTATGAGTATAAGTATTTTTTTTATTATATTCATGTCCATTTTTACAATGAGTTTTAAGAGCATTAAGTTCATGTCCCGAAAGATTGCCTCTATTGGGGTCACTCTTAATCCTATATTTCTTTACATATTCTCTAGTACAAATTCTGCATTCTCTATAACCTTTCTTATTAATATAAAGATTATCTTTAGTATACTCATGTCCATTGTAACAATGAGTTTCATAATCACTTCTCTCTACAATTGGACTTTTAATATTTTTTTCTTTTTTAATAATCTTATGAGAGATGCCTTTCTTTTTCTCTTCTCTAAGCCAGATCAGACATTTTTTACAAGATCTACCATTCCTGGTTTTTATAATATTTTCTTCAGTAAACTCATGCCCACGTTTACAATGAGTTTTTTTAAAATTTTGGGCAGGAAATCCTACGCCCCTGAGAAGATTTTCTTTCTGAGTAACCAATTCAAGATGATTAGGATTTACACAAGCTCTATTTCTACACAAGTGATCAACTTGCATTCCCTTTGGAATTTTTTCTTTATGAATTTCATAGGAAAAACGATGAGCATATTCTTGTCTCCATTTATTATTTCTCTTGATTCCTATTCTTCCATATCCAGTACTTCTATCAAGATTAGCAAAATTCCAACATTCACTAGTTTTAATCACATTTTTCCAGAATCTTTCAATTTCAGAAGAATTATATATCATATAAGTAATTGTTTCGTTCATATGGAGTTTATAACATGAGGCAGCGTCAGTGGCTACAATTATCTAGAAAGTTAGTAAGCAGATATGATTTAGAGTTTACTATCAAGGGAATGTCTGATGCCTTGAATCAATACGCCCTCGATTTTTTCGGTGAAGGTGTATTGAATACTACTCGCTATCCTAATCCTTTTCCTATCACTATGAGTGCAACTCTCTTGGGTGGTACTGTAGGAAACGGTATTGCATATGATCCTTCAGGTGCTCAAACAGGTATAGGACTTGCTGATCAAACAGGATCACCAAACTTCACTATCCCTACAGCAGATACTACATATCCACGTTGGGATTTATTGGTAATAGAATATGTAGCAGTTGGTGATACTCCTGTTCCAAAACCTAGCGATCCGATTACTACTGTTGATTTAAATTTGCATGATGATTTTCTTTTGAAAATAATTCCAGGTACTCCGAGTGCAACACCTGCATACCCTATAAAGGGTACAAGCGATATAATTCTTGCAGGTATTCAAGTTCCTGCAAATGCAACATTAGGTACAACTTGCTCAGTAGACTTATCAATTAGAGAATTTGGGATTGCTGATACTAATAAGTATCCTTTCTTTAAAAAAGAAATTCCTTCAGGAGCAGTTAACGGTAGCAATGTAACATTTGTTTTATCAGAAATGCCTCTCACAAATGGGAGTGTATTCCTTTTTATAGATGGCGATATAGAACGTCAGTCTATTGATTATTCAATAGTAGGAAAAACAATTACTACTGTTGTGGCCCCTGCATTTGCACAAGATATATATGTAATCTACATTGTCGACTTCAACTCAAGTCAGAATCCGCTAACAGGATTACAAGAGACTCCTATAGGTGTTGTTGATGGTATCAATGATACTTTCAATATCATCACTGGTACTCCTGCTGATAAGGGATCAACTTTTGTTTATGTTGATGGAGAAATTGAAGAGGAAACACATTGGTCAATAATATTTGCTCCAACTGGTGCGAGTATAAAATTTTTGCCTGCATACATACCCGCGCCCTCTCAAACTGTTTATGTAACATTTTTTGTTAACCCTGCTACAGTCGGCACAGGTTCTGGAGGCGGAGGAGGCGGCGGTGGCGGAGCTTATACTGTATATGGTTCTATCAGTACTCCAATTGTAATATCTCCAACTGTGGGAATAACTGCTAATAATAATCAAAGACAACTTCAATTTGTAACATCTCCAGGTGGCGCACAAATAGTGACATGCAATCCTCAAGTATCACCGGGAACTATCATAGGTCAGGAAATGCTTTTGCGAGGAGTCTCTAATGCAAGCTACATTACATTGAATGATGGTAATGGTCTTTCATTAAATGGATCAGTAAACTTGACTGCTAATGAATCATTAAAAATTACTTGGGATGGGATCACATGGTTTGAAGAAGGAAGGGTCTGATATAAAATATAAGGACGTGAATGATCACGGAAATTCCAAGGGAGGAATAGATGAGAATTTTTGTTTTTCTTTTTATTTTTGCATTGATGGGAATTAGTTTCTCAGCAAATGCATCTGCCTCAAGATATCTTGATGGCCAGTACATTACAAATGGTTCCTACACATTAACAATTCCTGGTATCACTGACACACTTCTAACCTTAACAGGAAGTGGAACTCTTACTAACAAAACAATGTCAGGAGCATCAAACACATTTTCCAATATCCCAGTTGGTGCTATCGGTGGCGGATCAGTGTTGAGTGGTACAAACACTGGTGATGTAACACTTGGTACAGCTTCAGGATTATCACTTAGCGGTCAACAACTTAGTTTAGGTGTTGCATCTTCAGGTGTAACCGGAGCACTCAGTGGAAGTGATTGGACTACTTTTAATGGGAAACAAAATGCATTAGGTTATACACCTCTTAACCCATCAAGTTTTTCTGCAAAAGGTGACATATTAGTAGGAACAGGATCAGGAACTTTTTCTGCTGTAAGTACAGGTGGTGCAGGAAACAATGGTCAAATATTGACTGCTGACTCTTCAGAAACTAATGGTCTTAAATGGGCGGCAGCACCTTCAGTTGGTCCAGTATTGAATGGAACTTCTGTTGCTCCTCAATCAGTTACAGCAGTAGGCGGAATTACTCTTACAGGGATTTCATATAACAATATTGCTTTCATTGTTGGTAATGGTGGAGCAGTGACAGTATCGGCAACACCTTCAGTTACAGCATGTACTGCTGACGGTCAAATATTAAAATTGATTGGAACTAGTGCAACAAACACCGTAACTCTACAAGATCGAAGCAATCTTGCATCTAGTGGTCTATCATTGAATGGTAACTGGATTGCTGAAAAAGATAGCACAATAACCTTACATTGCGATATCACACAAGGATTGTGGGTTGAGGATTCCAGAAGATAAAATTTAATTGGATCAAAAAATGAATCTAACAAAACTTCTAACTTCTTTTCTTATTCTTATCTTTGCCTCGGTCTTTACGGCCGAGGCCTCTTCTCTTAGAACTTTAGAAGGCGATACAATAAAGTCTTCGGATCATAGCAAGACTTGGACTATGCCCTCAACGGCAGGTACATTACAAAATTCTTTTGCTAATGTTTTTGAAGTCCCTTCAGGAACTGTAAACGGATCAAACGTAACATTCACGCTTACTTACACTCCCATAACAAATAGCGTTAGCGTTTATCTAGACGGATTTATTCAAACAGTCGGGGGTGAAAATGATTACACAATATCTACAGCAACAATCACGTTCACGACTGCTCCAGCGAAAGGACAGACGGTAA